TTCCATTTGAACGTAAAAAATATCTTGAATTTCTTCCAATAAAATTTCCTGAAAATCTGGTTCTGAAATAATATTGGGATTATTTTTTATATATTCGTCCATTAAATGCATCGCGGTTTCAACTAATTCAATGGCGGATTCATCATCAAATATAGACGGTTCATCCTCAAACACTAGTTCATGTGTAATATCTTGAAGTTCTTCTAATTCTGAAAGCATCATAACTTTATATATATTACTCTATATGTTTTTAATATAATATTTTATATTACAATTTGTTAGATAAAATATTTTATATTTTTGCCGTTATTCCTCTTCACTTTCAGAATCGTCATTTGTCGTTTCTTTTATTTCTTTATGGCGAACGGTTGCGTTATTTGGTTTTTTTGGCGCTAGTGATTTTAACGTTGATACTCGCTTATCGATATTTTTTAAAGTAAAATGTTTATTTGATTTTGTATACACTAGAGCAGGGATATCTTTAATGATTCCAGTAACCTTATCATAAATAACGTCTTTCACCCTAGATAACTTCTTTTTATCAAGACTATCTTTTAAAAATAAAATCATGGCATTGGTTTCTTCTTCTCCTAGTTTATTTTGGTTACCATATGTTTCTACAAAATCGCATAACTTTTTGGTTTTCATTGTTTTATTTAATTTACACCAAGGTTCAATGTTATTATTATTTTTTTCCGTTTCTAAAAATTTGTCAAGATTTGAAATGTTATCAGATGATTTTGTTTCCATCAAAGACACTCCGTTTAAAAGCATAGTTTTATATTTAATATTTTTCAATTCATGACAGTCATCTACAACAACGTTATTCGTACTTGCTTCCATTATATATTATATACATTAATATATAATATTAAGTTTAACTCAATTTTCTAGAATATATATTTAATGAAATCGTTTTATATGATTTTTCAAAAATATTATATAAAACAATAATGTATATGACTGATATGGAGTCCAATCAAAAAATAATTAATATAACCGGAACAACCAATAAATACTATATGAAAAAATTAATATCACAGCATAAAGATACCAAAGAAATAAAAAAACGTGTTTCGACTGAAAAATGGTCGTTTGAAAAAGAACGGTATGATTATTTAAACCAATTAAAAATGATTAATGATATATCAAGTAACAAATTTAATTATATAGATGAAGTATCTAAAATAGCCATTCAAGAAATAAACAAGAAAATGAGTGGATATAAACAGCAAGACAAAATAAAAAAAATGCTTGATGAAGATAAATTTTTAACATTTGAGTCAATCATAAATAAAATGTTAGAATGCGATTTGAAATGTAGATATTGTAAATTAGAAATGAATGTTCTATATGATATTTCGAGGGAAATGAAGCAGTGGTCCGTCGATAGAATAGACAATGACCAAGGACATAATATAGATAATTTTCATCTGGCTTGTTTAGATTGTAATTTGAAAAGACGAAGACGAACAGACGAAAAATTTTTATTTACGAAACAATTAAATATTATAAAGATGTAAAAGACGTAAAAGACGTAAAAGACGTAAAAGACGTAAAAGATATAAAACACTTATTCATCTTCTTTCCTCTCTTTGAAGTAATTCATAATGTCGTTTATAAACTTTTGTGGGCATTCTTCCGTTGGCACCAATATACCTACTTCATTGTATTTTAAATGTTTTATTGGTGAATATAAATGCTCCATTAATATTTTCCATCTTTCAGTATAGTTTCTATTTTTTTTTGAACCGTGATAATGATGGCGTATGACTCCCGGGGTATATCCAATACGAAGCGTTTTTGCTTTTTCTTGATATTCGAGCATACTATTGTTGTAATCGTCCGAATAATTAGGGTTAATCATATTCTTACACTTATTTATAAAAGATAAAGCCATGATACTATCACCAGACCCTAAAACGCCCTTGTCATATATACCACCAATTTTTTCATATGCTTTTTTAGTAATGGCCCAAGCGTAACCAGGATGCCAATAATCTAAACCTTTAGTAATAAATTTTTTATTTTTATTAAAACTGTAACCAAAACTGTTAAAATGATTTAGACTTGATTCGTCCTTATCCATATCAATACAATGGCTAAAAATCTGTACAACGTCTTTGCAACCGTTTAATATTTTTAATGTATCTAATGCCCAAGTGCTATTTTCAAATTCTATATCCGCATCAATCCACGCGAATGCTTTCCAATTTTTAGGTAATAAATATTTTACGCCTAAGTTAATCATATTTTCTTTATGCCAAATAGGTGTGTCAACGCATAGTTGTAAATGCTTTTTATTTTTTTTATCTGTAACAATAAACCTTTGGTCTTTATAAATCAATTCTACAACAAAGAGTTCAACGTTGGTTTCTTCTTCTTCAATTCTTTTAACGAATTCTTTTAATAAAATGTATCTTTTAGCATATAAACAAGGGTTAGATATAGCAATGACCACATTTAATTTACCTTCAATCGGGTCATTATTTGTAATCGCATATTTTATGTCATTTAATTTATAATTAATATTATCAATTTCAATGCCGTTAATAACTGTCATATATTTACTTTATATTTAAATTATGTATTTTATACCCAAAATATGTAATTTAAATATAAATGTAATTTTAAATAAAATTTTAAATAAGTTTATTAATAATATATTTATTAGATATTATTAGTATGGAGTGGAAATGGACACGCGGTGAACCTTATGAAAGAACAAGAAGAATGAAACATCAACAAGAAATCGAAAATAAAGAATTTAGTAAAGAAACGGAGAAAGACGCTTATACAACATCTTTAAACCATGATGAAAATACCTGGGAGATAATGAACCAAGATATGTACGGTTCATCAGGATTCAAAGTTTCAAATAAGAGAGAATCATTAGATTCTAAAATGGCGGATAGAGGTTTAACACAACAAATAGGCGGGAATCCATTTTTAGGTCAAAATAATTATATCGACGATGTATCAATTAGAGATCAATTTTTGAAACCAATTAATACGACACAAGGACAAATGAGAGCAAGCGCAAACAGTAACTAAATTATGCTAAAGATCTGCTGCACATGGAATACAATAAACGGTTCACAAAGTAAACAAGGAAGATGTTAAATAGCAAAAGAATACCATTAGAGAATATTCTTAAATTTAAATTTCGGTAATTCTTGACTACAAATATCAACTCAGTAAATAATGCGAAAACTAACATACCAAAAAAGAATATAGTTAAAATGCGAAAGTATAAACAAGCGCTAACATCTAAAGGTCCAAAATAGGTTGTGATAAAATCAGACATGTTATATAGTATATAAATATTTTATCTACATTTTACAAAAAGTAAAATATTATTTGTTAAATATTATTTATTTAATAAACAACTTAAATATGTTTTGGACATTCTAATTAATGAGTCTAAATACTAGTTATATAACGCAAAATGAATTGTTGCTAAATAATTTAATGGATTTTTATAAAGATGAAAAATACTTAACTCGAATGCTTAAAATCATTACTGGCGAGTCAAGAATATCCCTTAGAATCGTTGATTGGTTCGCCACAAATTATGCTAAAAAGAATTATACATTATATCCTATTGTTGAAACAAATGGGAATATAATTCGTTTCAAGGTTTATTTTGATTATAAATTAAAGTTGAAGGCATATAGTAAAAAACGTTTTGACCCTTTTTGCCGTTGGGATAGAATAAGTATTCCATATAAAAATAGCACTTGTATTGAAACCACCATTGGACAACTGAATTTTTTTAAGTGGGCGATTGAAAATAAAGTGATTGAATACATCGAAGAAAATTATGAAACAATTGAGAAAGATATGAATAGTCGAAATAGCACGTCAAAAAGGAAAGAAACTATTATAGATAACTCTAAAACTAGAAAGAAGAGAGAGGAGTTATCCGTTTCAGCAATTAAAAGTATTAAAAAGGAAGAAGTAGAAATTGTCGTACAATTCCATTAAAGCAACTAGGGCTTTCAAAATAAAAAATTATAATATATTATTTATTTATACTATAAATGAATAATATTCAAAAAAGGTTTCTACTTTTTCTCATTGGATGTATAGGAACTCGTTCAGCGTTTGTTCTAATCGCTAAAAATATTAGCGTTAATTATTTGCCTTATTTGGGATATTTAGCGCTTCTACCTGCTATTGGTTTTATCTATATATATTTAACCGGATCTAGACAAACTGGCGGTGAAGTTTTTGGTGAAAAAATATGGTGGAATGATTTAAGACCGTTACATTCACTATTATATTTTCTATTTGCTTATAATGCTATTATAGGTAATAAACAAGCGTGGATATATCTATTGGTCGACGTTTTAATTGGACTAATAAGTTTTGTAGTTTTCCATTATAAGAATGGTGATTTTTCAAAATTGATTTAACTACGATATCATATAAAGCAAAGTAAAACGTTATTATTTACCTGTTTCCGTTTTTTATTTACGTTTTCTTGTTTTTTTTAGTTTTTTATTTTTTCTTGATTTTTTATTTTTGCGTTTTTTAGTTTTCCCACCAAAAAAAAATAGTTTTCTACTTTTAGTTCCTACGTTTAATTTATTCATATCATATATTTTACTACCTTTTTCAGTAGTTTGCCTAATAACAAAATAATTAAATCGCATTGTTTCGGTTGAAAATTCTTCACATGAAGGATTCATTACAAATTTATAGTAATTAACGGAAGGAACTGTAATAGCCCCTTTATTACCCCAATCATTTCCCCAAGAGTTTAAAATAGTTACGTCGTTCGGGGACCATTCTTTAATTACCACCACGTGTGAATCTATGGGAGGGGTACACTTTTCTTCATAACCTACGGAAACATCGTAAATTTTGTTCATAATCATATCCTGTTGGTTTGAAGGCATAGAATAAGAAAACCCAACATACATTTTATTTTTTAACGCTTCACGGGCACCTTGAGGAAAATTTGTAATCCAGTTTTCTTCATGAGATTTAGAAGCGTCTTTTAAAGATAATGTTTCCATTATATTTACAACGGTAATGGAATTGCTACTATTAAAAGTAAGATATTTTTCAATTAAAATTCTAGCATTTACATCAATTTCTTTTGAAATAATATATCCATTTTCATGCTGTTCACGTTTATAACTACCTAGAATTGTATTATCCAACCCATAAAACGCTCTAGTGTCATCACAAAATGCTTTTAAAACCTCGAACGTTGTGTAACCATTACATCCATACGTTTTTGTAATAGTAAATAATGTATAATAAAAAAGAATCATATGATTATATCGTTTAGCAATAGGACACCTTTTAGAAAGTATTTTTTCAACGAATTCGGATTCTAAACTAGAAGCATAAGCATCCTTAGTAACAAAACAATTTTGGTATTTTGTTATATTTTCAGGGGTTTTATCATTATAAAGTAAATTTGATTCATCAGAATTAATTGTAAAATCGTTTGGAATAATTTGTGTAATTAATCTTGTAATTAATCTAGCGGAAACGTGTGCAAAACATGTTCCTTCTTGTCCCTGATTCTGAGCACCAAGAGAAGAAGTTCTAGTCAAAAGTGACGAATTAGAAGCGCTAGATATACTGTCTGGACCAAATCGAATGGCCTTAGATCTAGGTCTACTTTGTACAACTTCCTCCTCAGCAAGAAAAGGATAATTAGAAACGTTAGATGTGTTGAGTATTTCATTATCATTTTCATTATCACTTGTTCTACCATCATCATGATAACCATAATCATCGTCATCGCCAAAAAACGTCGTCTTTGACTCTGGTGTATTAGTAAATATAGGTTTTTTAGGCATCTTATATATGTTATATATGTTATATATGTAAAATAAAATATAAAACCAAAAATAAATATTTAAAAAATAAGTTAAATATTTATGTATGGGAAATTCTCAGTCAATTCAAACAATACAAAAAATAAATTATGAAGACATTCAATATGTTATAAAAAACGCTGAAACGCATCTTTTAATAAATACCTTAGGCGAATTAGAACAAGAATGTTTGATAACAAATACTG